AATATCTAAATCTCACCATAGAGAGGTAAGAGGGCTATCTGCTAGTTTAGATGACTTACCAAGTCATATATCTGGATCAATAGTTACTTATCGAGCAGGTCTTAGTTGATCTTTAAAAGTAAACCTTTTATATTATAGAATAATTATAAATTATAACGTTATAAACAATTACAAACATAATTATGGCAGATCCAATAACATTAGAACAAGCAGAACTACAACGTATTGCTCAAATTCAACAAGTATCTCAAAATATTACTTTTGAATTTGGTAGTATTGAATTAGCTAAACGTGCTTTAGATGAAAGAGAAGAAAGAGCTAACAATGCTCTTATTAGTCTTAAAGCATCTGAAACCGAATTAGTACAGTCTTTATCGGAAAAATACGGAGACGGTTCTATTAACTTGCAGAATGGAACTTTTGAACCAAGCCCGCAACTATCCGTACCTTCAAGTCCGGCTGTAGAAGAAGTAACAGAAGACGTATCTGAAGAAGAGTCGGCCGAATAAGGCTGTCTCTCTTTGGGGTTTTCTGTTTTATAGTTCTATTTATTTAAGAGTCTTCCTAGAAAATACAATAGTGTTTGGAAGAATGAATCATATTTATATATAAGAATCTTAAAGAACTTAAACAACCCCTAACATGGCAGAAACAATTATTTCACCCGGTGTATTTACGAGAGAAAATGATTTATCTTTTGTAGCACCTGCACCCGCCGAAGCCGGAACCGCCTTTATTGGTCCAACAGTTAAAGGACCTGTTGAGATCCCAACCGTAGTAACTTCATACGGGCAGTATCAAAGAATTTTTGGTTCTACCTTCGAGTCTGGGTCAACAAAACAAGAATTTTTAACTTCGATAGCAGTTCGTAGTTTCTTCAATCAAGGCGGTAGCACAGCTTTAGTATCTAGAGTAGTATCAGGAAGTTTTACAGCAGCCGATAACACTCATATATCTTCATCAGCTAAAGACAGTACTCAACCATTTACTATAGAGACTCTTGGCAAAGGCGTTATCTTTAACAACTCTACAGGTACCTTAGATGCCGGTGCTCAAAACTCCGATAGCTCATTAGTATCAGGTTCTGAAGATAACTTAAGATGGGAGATCTCTAACATAAGTAATACTAAAGGAACTTTTACACTTTCAGTGAGAAGAGGAGATGATAACCTCAAAGAAAAAGTTGTTCTTGAAACTTTTAATAACTTATCTTTAGATCCTAATTCTCCTAACTATATCGAAAGTGTTATTGGTAACCAAGTACAGGCTATCTCAGGAGACAATACTTACGTAACCGTAACCGGAGAATATGTAAACCGATCTAACTACATTAGAGTATCAGCTGTTAATTTACAGACTTTAAATTACGTTGGTACTGACGGTACATCTGTAAATGCAGATTCAGCCGGAGTATCATTTAGCGGTTCTTTACCAATAGCTAGTTCAGGATCATTCTTTAACGCTACTGGTAATATTGTTGCCGGCGGGGACATTTATTACAACGGCTTTACTGCATCAGACACTCAAGGTCTTGAACCTGCAAATTACAATAACGTTATTACTTTATTAGAAAATATCGATGATTTTCAATTTAAAGTAATTGTTGCACCAGGTTTAATCTCTGATATCCATTCTACTCAAGTTAACAACATTATTTCATTGGCTGAAACAAGAGGAGATTGTATATTTGTTCTTGATACAGCTGATTACGGTGAAGCACCTGCAGCAGTAGTAGGTAAAGCTGACTCTTTAAATAGCTCTTACGCAGCCACTTACTATCCGTACTTACAAGTAGGTACTGAAACTGGTAAAAATCAATTCGTACCACCATCAGTAGTAATACCAGGCGTTTACGCTACTAACGATAATAGCTCGGCACCATGGTTTGCACCTGCTGGATTAAATAGAGGTGGAATTAACGGAGTAATTCAAGCTGAAAGAAAAGTTAGCAAGACACAACGTGATACTTTATACGACGGTAATGTTAACCCAATAGCTACCTTCCCAGGTTCGGGCATTTCAGTATTCGGTCAAAAGACTTTACAGAAACGACCTACAGCTCTTGACAGAATTAACGTTAGAAGATTACTAATAGAGTTAAAGAAGTTCTTCGGAGATCAAGCAAGAAACTTAGTATTCGAACAAAACACTATCAATACAAGAAACAGATTCCTAGCAGCTGTCAATCCTTACTTAGAATCAGTAGTACAACGTCAAGGACTCTATGCCTACAGAGTAGTAATGGATGACACTAATAATACTGCCGACGTAATTGATAGAAACCAACTTGTTGGTCAAGTATTTATTCAACCAGCTAAAACTGCTGAGTTTATAGTACTAGACTTTACCATTGAACCTACTGGAGCAAGTTTTACAGTATAATTTTTAACTAGTATATTTATATTAAAATTAGAGAAATATGGCAGTATTAGACGCAAATGAAATCATGTTTAGAGCTTTTGAACCTAAAGTTCAAAATCGCTTCGTAATGTATTTCGACGACATACCTTCTTTCATGGTTAAAACGGCTTCTGCTCCATCTTTTACGGATGAGGTAATAACGTTAGACCATATTAACAGCTACAGAAAAATTAGAGGTAAGAGATCTTGGGATGCAATCGACATTACTATGTATGATCCGATTACTCCTTCCGGTGCCCAAGCAGTAATGGAATGGGCTAGAAGTTCTTACGAATCTGTTACCGGTCGTGCCGGATATTCTGATAACTACAAAAAAGATGTAACTTTAAATCAACTAGGTCCTGCCGGAGATATCGTAGGTGAGTGGATTATAAAAGGTGCATTTATCGAATCTGCCGATTTTGGAGAATACGACTGGAGTAATTCAGAAGTAGCCGAGATTTCAGTTACCATGCAAATGGACTACTGCATCTTAAACTACTAAGAAAATAAAAGTATATTGATATACAACGAAAAGCTTGGTAGGAATATCAGGCTTTTCTTTTTTTTAATAGCTTCTATTTATTATAGAATAAGTTTTAACTAATTAAACATAATGGAAAATAAGTTTCAATTCCCAACTGAAGTTGTAGACCTGCCTTCAAAAGGCTTACTATACCCTAAAGACTCTCCTTTATCGTCCGGTACTATCGAAATGAAGTACATGACGGCTAAAGAAGAAGACATCTTAACTAACCAAAATTACATTCAAAAAGGTACTGTAGTAGACAACCTTTTACGTTCTCTCATTGTAGATAAAAGTATCAAATATGGAGATATACTTGTAGGAGACAAGAATGCACTTCTTGTAGCAGCACGTATTCTCGGATACGGTAAGGACTACGAGTTTGACTACCTCGGAGAAAAGCAGACAATTGATCTCTCACAGGTTGGTAATGTAGATATAGACTATACAGAACTGGAAAAGGGAGAAAATGTATTCCAATATACGCTACCTAGTTCCGGTGTAGAGATAGAGTTTAAACTTCTTACTCATTCTGATACTACAAAGATAGATCAAGAGATAGCCGGATTGAAGAAGGTATCTAAAGACGCCTCTCCAGAACTTTCTACAAGATTAAAACATATGCTTGTTAGTGTTAATGGTTCTACGGAACAAAAAGACATTAGAAACTTTGTAGATAATTTCTTTTTAGCTAGAGATTCAAGAGCTTTCCGGGAACATGTCACTACAGTGCAACCGGACGTTGATTTAAAGTTCTATCCGGAAGGTGGACCGGAAGGAGGAGTGCCTATTCCTATAGGTATTAGCTTTCTTTGGCCTGACGCCGGAATATAGAGTACAGGTATTTTCGTTAATACATGATATAGTATTTCACGGTAATGGTGGTTTTGATTACCATACCGTATATAACATGCCAATATGGCTAAGAAGGTTTACTGCCCAGAAAATAACCGAATTTAACGAAGAACAAAATAAAGAAATTAAAAAAGCTTCAAAGAGTAAATCAAGTTCTGGTCCTTTTGGTGTTGAACCAGAACTTGATTTACTCTTTGAAGCTTTTTTAATTTCTTTATTTTGTTCTTCGT